ATCGTTGGAGAAGATCAGCACGCCGTCCTCGTAGACCTCCTGAACCGGGCTCGCGGGCTCGGTCGGGATGGCGTTGGCGGCGACCTCCTTGGAGCCCTCGAACTTGCTCGGAGGCTGCGGCGCCTCGTTTCCGCTGGGTAGCGTGCTCATCGCTGAAGCCAGACGATCGGCAGCGGCAGGGTGTAGGGGATCGGCGTCGGCGAGGCCGGCAGGCCGGAGGCGTAGGCCTGCACGGCGATATAGCCGGAGTGCAGGGCCACCGAGCTTGTCGCCGCGCCAATGCCCGGGTGCCCGACGCCCGCAGGCGTCGAGGTCAGCGAGGGCGGGCTCGCGTCGAAATGGCAAGCGAGCCAGTACCAGCCAGCGGTGAGCGACTGCGAGATCGAGGCGGTCTTCTGCCCGGTCGTCGTGATCGAGACCGTGCCGGCGTCCAGAATCAGCGAGCCCGGCTGCGAGCCTGAGTTGGAGTAAAGGCCCAGTCTGACCGTCGTCGCGCCCGCCGCCGTGACGTTGACGCCGATCCCGGTGAACGTCGTGGGCTGCCCGACGCAGAACGGCACGAAGGCCACGAAGTTGGCCGCGCCTGCCGCGCCCGCGCCCGCCGCCAGGACGTTCGCCGGGAAGTAGCGCCTTGATGCCGAGTGCCCGGGCATGAAGTTGCGCTGCCCGCCGACCTGAATCCCGCCCGCCGTCGAGCCGTCGCCGATGAACAGCTTCTCCTCGTCGGTCGTCCAGAGCGGTTCGCCCGCCGCCGGCGTCGCGCCCGTGCGGTTGGCCTCGGTCGAGCGCAGCACTTGCAAGGTGCGAAGCTGGCCCGAGGGAAGAGAGCCCGCGTCGAGGTCGCCGGGATCGACGAAGGGCTCGCGGTAAATGCGGAACGCGGCCTTGCCAAACTCCACGTCGAAGTTCGTGTCCGTTCGGCGGAAGCGAGCTCGGAATTGGAAGCTGCGGCCGTAGTACGTTCCAGGGCGGAACCGGACCCAGTCCGCCGAGGTCGGGTTGGCGCCGTCTGTGTATCGGATCTCGAAGATCGCCCGCATGTTGGAGGAGAATGGCGAATCCCATTCCTCGACCAGCGGGCCCTCAAACGTCCAGTCCGAAGCCCAGATCCCGTCCATGGGCTCGTCCGCGAAGTCCTCCCAGGTCGCCGGGTGGACTTGCCAGGCCTCGATCGAGAAGTTGACGCGGTAGCGCGCGGCGGTGCCCGTGTCGAAGTAGCTAGACGTCCAGCTCGGGTTCAGGCTCGACGAGGCCGGGTCGATCACGACCTTGCCCGAGGAGATCGTGGTCGCCGTGAAGATAGGCGTTCCGGTGCCGCCGGGCGGCGTCGCGTTGAACCCAAAGTCCTCCTGGCGCACGGCGACGTCGTCGGCCTGCGCGTCGTCCTCCTTCAGCTCGTCGGTCGCGAAGACGTAGTCCTGGCGGCCGGCGTAGGAGCCCGAGCCGAGGCGCTCTCGGATGATCAGCGGCAGCGCGGTCTCGCCGTCGGCGTTGTCCGAGCCGTCGGCGTAGCTGTCGAGCTGGAAGACGTCCACGCCGCCCTCGCTCGCGCCCAAGGGCATCCCGAGCAGCCAGCCGCCCTGGCGGACCTCGAGCGAGCCCTGGCGGCCGTTGGAGATCGTGCCCTCGACGCGGAGCCGCGGGCCGTAGCGGTCAACGCTCGGCGTGCTGTAGGTGTCCGTCCGCTGCACGCGGCCCCGGATCGAGAGCTGGAAGGCGGGGAGCTGGGCCAAGCCGAAGCTCGCGCCCCGCTTCGTGATCGGCTGCACCGCGACGTCGATCCGCTGCCCCGGCGTCGCGTTTGATCCGGTGATTCGGTACTCGCGCGCCTGCCCGGAAAGCTCGGCGACCTGGCTCCAGCCGGTGGTCGATTCCTCGCGCTGTCGGACGCCGCGAATTCTCCGCACGAAGATCCGCTGACGATGGACGCGCGACTCATCGGCCGGGTTGAGCGACCAGGAGACCCAGACCGAAGTCTGCACCGCGCCCGTGACCTGATCGGCCACGCTCGCCTCGGTCGCCGTGATCGTCGCGGGAGCGACCGCCGCGCCCGTGTCGGTCGGCTGAACGCCGAGCGCGGCCAGCTCTCCGATCGCCGAGGTGTCCATGGCCTTCAGCGCGAAGACGTCCTCGTCGTAGGCCACCGCGAAGATCTTCCGGCGGAAGTTGTCGGCCAGACTGATGCGCGTGACGCGGAACAGGCGCGTCGTGGTCGTCTCTGCGCCGAGGACGTAGAGGTCGCCCTCGACCGGCTCGAAGTCCAGCGAGGTCGTGAGGCTGATCGCCGTGCCGGCCGAGTAGGTGCCCGGACCGCTTGAGACCTCGACTTCCGAGACCAGACCCTCGGGGCTGCGAACCGCGACGCGGTAGGTTTTGCCCGATTCCAGCGTGACGTCTAGGTCAAGCCGGACATCGCTGGCCGAAGCCGAGTCGTCCTTGATCCGTCCGCCGTAGTCCCAGGCCGGCAGGCGGTTGGCGAAATAGAAGACATCGCCGGGCTCGAGGTCGATCGCGTCCAGGAAGGCCTCGAAGGCGATCGTGACGCGCAGCCGCTCGTTCGATTCCAGCAGCACGTCGAGCTCGCGCGCCGCCTGGGCGACCGACGTCACGCCCTCGAGCCGGAACGTCTTCCGCCGCACGCGCTTGAATTCGGTGGCGTCCTTGAGCGAGTCCGCCTGGCGCTGGACCGGCTCGCGCTCCCATTCGACGGACTCGTTCAGGATCTCGGCGACGGCCGTGTTGAACTCGTCCTCGGGTGAGATGCCCGCGATCTGAAGCGTGCCCTCGATGATGTTGGCCTCCGAGAACAGGTGAACCGGCACCTCCGGCTTCTGGACGCGGAAGCGAACGCTGGAGCCGAGCGAGATCGCGGCGCCTCGACCGGCTCGGACGATCTTCTGAAGCGCGCTCCAGGCGTCGCCGTCCGCTCGGTCGAAGACGATGTCACAGCGATGGCGGGGGCCCTTGGTCTGGAAGGTCGCGGTCGGCGTCACGTTAGGCGTCGCGCTGCCGCTCGGCGGAAACGCGAGCCCCGTAGGCCAGGAGAACTCGACGTCCTTAGCCGGCGTCGTTTGCGAGATCGAGCCGTCAGCGATTGAGACGATCTCGACAACCGAGCCATCGGGCGGCCAGCCCGCAGCGATCAGGCCCGAGTCTAGGCCGTTGACCTCGACCGATGCGCCGACTTCCCAGGTGTCGGGGAAGTCCTGCGCGAAGAACGTCGCCTCCCAGGTCTGGTCGGTTAGGTCGTAGCCGAGCAAGCCCTGCGGCGCGAGCTCGGCGGTCCCGTCGAGGACGAGCGCGTCGGCGTAGTCCGCCGCCTGTTGGATGTTGTCGAGGTCGAAATCGCCTTCCTTGTGGAACTCGCCCAGGCCTCGCGGGTCGATGTAGTGATTGAAAGCGATCCACCAGGGGTTTCGCGAGAAGACCGTCGAGAAGACCGGGTCCGTCGTCGTGCCGCCCGTTCGCACGCGCACCAGCTTGCCCTCGACCGGGATCAGGAAGTTAGGCGTTCCGCCCGAGGCGTCCGACTGCGCCGGGATCTCGAGGCCGAGCAGCGCGACCTCTGGGTAGGTGAACTGCTCGTCGATTCCAATCGTCAGGGACTGGAACTTGGTCGAGCCCTGGTTCTTTGAGGTGTCCTGCCGGTTCGATAGGCGCTGAACGCTGACGCGATAGCGCGAACGCTTCGGCGTGCCAGACGTCAGAGCCGCCGCCAAGAAGCCGTTGTCCTCGGCGTCGCCGATCGGCGAGTTGATCTGTAGGTCTCCCGTGATCGTCGTGTCGCCGTTTGCGGGCACAAGCCAAGCGCCGCCCCCGAGCGAGGCGTTTGAGTCCATCGTCCAATCGAGGACGAGCTTGTCAGACGAATACGTTTCGGGGTTTAGAGCGGTCCAGGCGGTCGAGACCGCGCCAGGCGTAACGACTCGCTCCCAGATCCGCGTCCGATCGTGCCATCCGTGACTAGGCACGTTGCCGACCTGGGGAGCCCAGCTTCCGAGCGTGAATCGGTCGTTCGTGGACGGGTGGGTCCAGCGCAGCGTCGTGAGCGCCTCCGCTCTCTGCGCGCCGTTGATGAAGACGCGCAAGCGGTCCTCGTTCCCAGGACCAGCGGCGAGCTCGTAAGTGACGGTAACTTGATACCAGGGGCTGCCGCTGTCTCCTTCGAATATGACCCCGCTGGTAGCGAAATTGAAGCCAGAGACCGTCAACGTATCGAAGCTCGATCCGTCGCCCCAGTGAACCCGAAGCGTATCGTTGACGACTCGGGCGACGATGCCGGTGATCTGCGACGGAACAGTCGCGGAAGCAAACGACCCGTCCGCCAAGCTCCAGATGAATTCATCGTTCGGAGGCGTATTGGCTCGCCGATACCAGGCCTCGATCGTCAAATTGACGGCCTCGGGAGATCCGGAGGCCCCGGCCCAGGGAAGTCGAGCGTTGGCCTGCAAAGTGTCCCCGGTGGCGACAGGTGTGCCGGAGATAAGGACGCCGGCGCCGCAGAGCCGAACCGATCTCGCGGCGCTGGCGTAGGCGACCGTCGCCGGGTCGTAAAGAGGGAACCGGACTAGGCGGGTGAAGCTCGACGGGATCGCCTCCGTGAACGTGATCGCTTCGCCGCCGAGCACGTCAACGGTCGGGCCGGTCGGGCTGCCTCCCGAATTCAGCTCCTGGTATCGGATCTGCACCTCCGTCGTCAGCGTCGAGGTGTTCCCGTTGCTATCGACGTTGTAGAGCCCCTTGGGGAACTGGATCGCGACCGTTGCGAAGTCGCCCTCCTCGGGCATGTCGTACTCGACCGCCTCGCTCCAGTCCGTGATCGCGACGCCGTCCTCGTCCCAGTTTTCGATCGCCAAGCCGACGTTGTAAATCGTCGAGGCGATCGAGTAGCCGGGAATCGCGGTTTGCTCGATCGTTCCAAGGCGCACGGACGCGCGAACGCCGTCCAGGTTCTGCGCGCTGTTCCCGTTGATCTTGAGGCCCGCCGGCAGGTTCTCGCCGACGAGGTCGTTTGAGTCCGTCGTGATGCCCCCGATCGACTTGATCGGGCCTTCGCAGACTGCGATTAGTACGCGAAGCGTCTGCGTGACTTTGTTCGGGCCCGCGATCGAAACGTCGAGCGCCTCGACTACCTCCTGGGAAATCACGAGGCCGCCAACGCCGTGGTAGCCGTAGACGATCGGAATCGTTGAGCCGACGGCCTTGTAGTTCGTCCGAATGCCGTTGAATCCGTAGGTCTTTGAAGTGTCCTCCTCGACCGGAGTCGGCGCGTCCGGCGGCGGGAACAAAAGGCTCATAACGACCGAAACCGCCGCTGCGATCAGGATGTTTCCGATGATCGCGCCGAGCGAGATCTCCAGGCCCGCCGGGATTCGCGCGAGCGTCACGACCTCGTTCGCTCCGATCAGGCGGCGGTCCAGCTCGTCGGGCTCGAGCACCTCGCCGAGCTTGCCGCCCTTGCCCGGGAAGATCGCCAGAGCGTTCGCGTCCGGCCCCCAGGCCTCGTCGGCGAGCTCGCGGGCCGTCATGCCCCGGCGGTAGGGCACGAAGCGAGAGCGGCGATCCCCCGGGCGGAAGGGGTCGTCGATCAGTGAGAGGGCTACGGGGCCGTCGGGGGATAGCGCGCGGATCATCGGGGGAGGCCCTCGAGCCGGTAAACGGCGAGGATGGGGCCCAGCATACGGGGCCGGACGACGCAGAGCCCCACCGGCTTGACCGCGGTCAGTAGGCGAGTCCCGCGCGGCTCGATCACGGCCGAAACGTGCAGCGGCGAGGTCTGCTCGCGCGACAGGATCACGTCGAAGGGCTCGACGTCCTCGGGGATCTGATCGGTCGGGCCCGAGACCAGGGACCAGTCGCCCGCAGCCGCGACGCCCTGGGCGTTCTCCAGCGCGCTCTCCTGGCCTTCGGCCCATGATCCGACCGACCAGAGGCGCGGCTCGTCGAACGTCGCTCCAGCGCCCTCCAGGTAGAGCCTCACGGCTGCCCCACAGTCCACGCCGTCCGGGTCGCGGTTGGGGTCGCCGGGCTGAGCCCACGGGATCGACTGCGCGACGAGGTCGGCCGCGATGCTCCGAGCGCGGTCCCAGCGTTCGTCGGCGCTCAAGACGTCGTCCTCGGAACGCCCCGGAACCCGCCGAAGCGCGCCGGGTGAATCTCGGGGAAGCCGTTCGTCGCCTCGAAAGCTCCGCGCAGCTTGCAGGCGGCGAGGGTCAGGTCGCATTGGCCGAGCTGGACCTTGCCCGGGTCCCAGTCCGCGACCTGGAAGCCGCAGCGGTCGTCGCCGTAGACGTGGCGGCAGTCCTGGCGAACGACCCGATCCTGGGGGAACTGGATCAGGTGCAGGTTGTAGGTCGAGAGCCGCAGCGCCGCGGCGTCGCGCGTGACCGTGACCTGCGAAACCCGGAACCGGACCTCGAGGGCGTGGTTCGGGTTGTCGAGCAGGTTCTCGTTGACGACGAGCACGCGCGCGGGCGCGGCCGGCTTCGTGAGATAGTTCCAGTCCTCGATCTTCTGCCCGATGACCCGGCGCGGGTCGCCGATCGTCAAGGTGTACTGCGGCAGGTTGCCCTCTGAGTCCCACTCGAAGCCGCTAGTCGAAGGGCTCGACGCCTGCCAGCGCAGCGGCGAGCCGTTCGCGTTCGTGCGAAAGTAGACGTCCGTCGAGGACTTGGCGAGCCGGATCTCCTGGCCCGGGCCGTCGCCCTCGGGGACCGTGACGCCGAACAGCCAGATGAACGGGCGGTCGTGCAGGACGCGCTGCGCCTCGCGCAGAACCGACGGGTCGAGGCCTAGGGTCATCGCAGCTCCTCGATCGTGGCGTTGAGCTGGTAGACCGGGCCGATCCGCTCAACGGGTAGGACGTCGTTCGTGAACCGGAAGCAGCCCGAGGCGCCGTCCTCAAGCGGCGTCCAGGTGAAGGGGATCTCGTTGCGGTGCGCGTCCCAGAAGTCGATCCAGTCCTGAGCCAGCGTTTCGTCCATCGAGGCGTGCCGCACGTTCCAGGTCCGGCGCGGAGCGATTCCGCCGAGGTGCCGCGCGGGCGTCCCGTTCTCCATGCGGACTTCGTCGCGGCGAACCGCCGCCGTGCGGTCCAGCAGGAACTCATATTCCAGCGCCAGGGTCCCAGTCCGATCGTCGCACTCGCCAGACCAGTCGTAAGGCGAGAGGTTATCGGGGTCCACCTGCTCCGGATCGAGCGCCGTCGCGTCGATGATCTCCTCGGACGTCAGCTCGAAGTTAGAGGTGCTCGGCTCCGACGCCGTGAACAGCGTCTGGAAGGCGTAGCTGCCGCCGAAGCCTGCCTTGTTAGAGGTCGCGTCGATCACGGTGCCGTCGGCAAGGATCGTTATCCCAGCGACCAGCCCCGGCGTGAACAGGATCTGGGCAGAGTTGAGCCAGGCCCTAAGGCGAACCGCGCCCTCGGCGTCCGGCGATGGATCGGTCGCCGCCTCGAACTCGAAGACCGACGCCGAGCCCGTTGGGATGGTGTCGGTAAACGCCGCGATGATCTCCGTCGCCGCGGTCGTCGGGTTTTGGCGCTCGAGCAGTAGGAGCGAGCCGGCGCCGGAGAATGGAACGCGGAGCGTGTACGATCCGGGCGTGCCCCGGTTGTAGAGAATGCAGGCGAGCGAGCTGCCGTTCGCGGACAGCGTCGGCGAGACCGTCCACTTGACGCGGTGCGTTCGCGAGTTGGGCAGCCTCAGGCCCGAATCGAAGTTCTCCAGGTCCGCCGAGAAGCTGTCCGAGATCATCGCGAACCCAGCGCCGCCCGAGCCGAACTCGGGATTCGATACGCCGGAGACCATGAAGCGACCCTCGGGGCGACGTTCGGCCGCGCCGTCCTTATAGAAGAACTGGAATCCCTGATAGTTGCGGACCGCGATGAAGCCGTCATAGTCCGACTGGAGGAACTCCCGCTTCCAGGCTTCGCGTAGAAGCGGCGCCGTAACCGCCGGGTCGTGGATTGTGATCTCCTTGACTTGCAGCGATGTATACCCGAGAACGCCGAAGCCGATATCACGCTGGCTGGTGATCGCGACGCGCCCGGTGCCGGTGAGCTTGGACGCGCTCGAGTCCGTCGTGCTGATCTGAAAGAGAGCCGTGCCGGGGGCGAGCTTGGTCGCGCTCCCGTCGAAGATCTTGGACTGCGTGAAGGTTCCGCCGCCGATCGAGCCGACGCCTCCAGCCGCAGGCTGCCCCGGCTGAAGCGCGCCACCGCCGGGGATCAGAGGAACGTAAGCCGTCGAGGGGCCTAGGGCGATCGGACCCTCGAAGGATACTCCCGTGAGGGTCGCAGTCACGTCAACGTCGGAGCCGTTGGCCTCGACCGTGAGGCCGATCGTGAAGTCCTTCGTGAAGTTGCCAGCGAGTTGCAGCGACGTGAGCTCTTGGGTCTCCGCGATCACGGTCGGAACGCCAGCGACCACGCGGAGGATCTGGAGCTTGTAGGTCGTCGCCGGCCAGCTCGCAGTCTCTTCCAGCCGCGCCCAATAGAAGCTTGCGTCTTCGTGCGCGACGTTCGTCGTCGCATCGTTTACCAGCGAACCCCCCTGAACGCGCGCGCAGACTCCCGCCTTCCGAAAGAATGACGACTGCGCGGAGCCAGTCAGCGACAAGAGGCAAAAGGTCGCTTCGACCTTGACGTCGCCCGAGTATGGACGGCGGTGAAGGACACCGACTGAGTCGAAGTTGCCGACGTTGAGGGTGTTTTGGACGTTGATCAGGGCACGCGAGAAGGAGAACTCGGACGACGAGCTTCCGACCTTTTCAAATACGCAGTAGTGGCCGCGCCGGATAGCGTTGGAAGAGAGCGCCAGCCCGATCGTCGAATTGAACTCGGTCCCGAACGACGTAAGCCCCTCGGCGGTGCCGTCCGAGAAGGTGTCGGTGTAGGGCCAGACGTTGGTCGGCATGGTCAGCGCGCGGAGCCTACGACCTCGCGGAAGGAACGGTCTCGAATCATCGCCTCGCGAATCAGGCCGATATAGAGCTCCTTGTCCTGGATGACCCGGTCGCGGAAGCTCGCGGAGTCAACGGCCTGCACCTGGAACGTGACGCCGCCGCCCATGCCGCCGCCCTCGACCGGGATGCGCTTACCGTCCGGCAAAGGCACGAAGGCCTCGCCCGAATAGAACGGATTCTCGCCCATGAGCGCGAGCTGGGGCCCAGTCGCGATGCCGCCCGAGGCGTAGGCGTTGAAGGGCAGCACGCCGCCGTTCGCCATCGCCGCGCCCTGGAGGATGCCGCCGTTAGCCTGCTTGGCGCCAAAGCCAAGCGCGCCCGAGAGCCCGGTGCCAGTCGAGGCCATTTGGCCGCCCTCGAACGAGATCCCCAGCGCCCTCAGGATCTGGGCCTTGATGATCATCGCCGCGGCTTGCTTCAGGAACATCTTGCCGAAATTCTCGAACGCCTCGCCGGCGCTCATCGAGCCATCGGCGACGGCCTGCGAGAATCGAGTAAAGAACATCTCGGAGCTCGCGACCGCATCGTTGAATCCGGCCAGGAACTCGCCGCTGCCGTCGGCGATATCTTCACCATCTCCGCCGGCGCCTCCGCCGAAGATCTGGTCGCGAACGTCGGCCAGGGCGCCGAGCGCCGCTTCGGCGTTGGCCTTCAGGGTCGTTAGCCCCGAGGCGATGGCGTCCGTTGCCTCGACCGAGTCGATCTGAAGGCCGTCGGCGGCGCCCTCGGGGAGCTGCATCGCCGCTAGGCCTGCCGATCCATCTACGCCCGCTTGGGCTACCCCGGCGCCAAGGCCGCCAAGGCCGCCGCCTCCGGCAGTCTTCTCGGCGGTCTGCTGAAGGGCTTCCAGCTCGGCGCGAAGCTCGGCGAGCTTGGCGATCGCCGGGTTCATTTCTGCGAACTTTGCGAGTTCGGCCTCGGCTTGCATGAGCGCAAGCGTCAGGCCCCCGACCGCGGCCGAGGCGTCCTGGGCAGCCCCGCGGCCCGTGATGCCGCCAGTATCCTCTGCGGCCCCGCTCATAAGATCGCGTTGGCGCTGGACCTGCTCGGTGATTGCCTCCTGGAGCGAGGCGATCTCTGCGAGCTTGAGCTGATACTCGCGCGTCGCGTCGTTCTCGTCCTGGAAGGGGTTGGCCTCGCGAATCGCTTTGATGAGCGGGTGATACTCGGCAAAGAGCGAGCCGATCTCTTGAAGCGGTCCGACGATCCCAGCGATCCCTAGCTTCAGCTCTAGGAACGCGATCCGGAGCTCTAGGATCGTCGCGCGCGCGCCGCCCAGGCGCTCAAGTTCGCTAGTCAGTTTCTCGACGCCTTCGCCTGCAAGCTCGATAAGCGCGACGCTCAGTTCAGCCGCAGTCGCGGCGCCTACCCTGAACAGCTCGATCAGCTTGTCGGGTCCGCCCAGCTCGGTGATAGCCTGCGAGATCCCTTCGTTGACCAGGACGCCGAACTCGGCCGTCGCGTCCTCAAGCCCGCCCTTGAGCGCCCGCATCTGGTTAGTGAACGATCCCGAGGTGCGCTCGGCGTCGCCCATCGCCTTGTTGACCTTGTTCTGGAGCAGCTCCAGCCGCAGCAGAACCTTCTCGGTGTCGGTCAGCTCGTTGTAGAGCACGCCGGTCTCCTCGGCGAACTCCTTCAGCTGCGCCTCGGAGATCCGGGCCGCGAAGGCGTCGAGGGCTTCGGCGTTGCCGATCAGTCCCGAGCGCAAGCGCTGCGCTGCATCCTCCTGCTCCACGTTGTAGAACGAGGACAGGTCCACGGCCATCTGGGTCAGCTTGAAGCTCAGCTCGTCCGCCTCGTCCCCCGACAGCTTGAGGCCCTCGGTGAAGCCGCGCATGTCCGCCAGGGCTTGCCGGGTCTCGATCGCGCCGCGACCGACTGCCGCCCGGAAGGTCTCGCCCCAGGCCCGAGCGCGATCCGCGGAGTCATCAAACAGCGCGTTGAATTTAGACTCCAGCTCCTCGGCGTCCGCCGCCGCCTTGCTCATCGCGACGCCGGCGACGGTTGTCGCGGCGCCGACCGCGGCGAAGACCTTGGCCGCAACTGCCCCGATCTCCTTCACGCTTGCCCCGATGCTCTTGGAAGCCTCGCGGGCATCCTTGTCTATCTGGTCGAAGGCCTTCTTGGCCTTCTTTCCAGTCCGGCTCGCCTCGTCGCCGATCTCCTCGATCTGCTCGCGCATATCGCCCTCGAGTTCGGCGATCGCTTTCAGGTGCTCGGTTGCCATGGCGTGGAGGTCGAGGAGATGTTAGGAGGAGCCGGGGACTAGCCGACTGCGGCGGGACTTGGCGGCGGCGGCTTCGCGCGGGGTGCGCGCTTCCGCTTCCTTCAGCTTGGAGATCTCGGCGTCGGCCAGGCCTTGCAGACGGACCCAGGCGCGCGACTGGTCGAACGAGCCGCCCGGCGCCGGCATGATCCCGTGCTGGCGCCAGGGGCCGTATGCCGCCATGAACTCGTCCACCAGCGGGTCGGTCGATCGGAGGTGCGACGCGCAGCGGTAGAGGTCCACAACGCCGCGCCCTTCGCAGCGGGGGCAATCGCTCGCCGTCCCGCCGCAAAGAACGCAAGAGACGGAATAGGTAGCGAGAGGCGAGGGCTCATCGCAGCCCCAGGCCTTGCGCTTAGCGGCGGCCTCCGGTCTCCGGCAGACCAGGCAGCTCGGGCCGGTCCCGTCTTGGCGGAGAGCGTCATGGACCGCCGCTAGGACTTTTCCGCCGTTGCCGCCGAAAGGCCCCGCAGGATCTCGCGGCCGAGCTCGCGGCGAACCGCCCGAGGAAGCAGCCCAAGCTGCGCGTCGAGCGCCTCGCCCTGGAGGTCCGGCTGCCAGGGGATCGGGTTGCCGTCCTCGCCCAGGAGGTGATCCCAGCCCACCAGGCCCTTGCGGAGCGCGCGGAGCTGCTGGGTCGAGGTCTGCGGGACGAACACGCCGTCCCGCATGATCCCGCCGGAGTCGGAAACCTCGGCGTCCTCCGAGGGCGTGAGGTCGCGCAGGTAGAAGGTCGTCGGGGTCGGCGGGTCCACCTGCCCCTCGCGGGGGCGTTCGGACTCGATGACGTAGGCGATCCGCCGCTGCGGGGTGATAGCTGAGACCATTGGTAGCGCCTTGGTCTAGGGGCCAGATCAGAAGAGAGCGAGCACCACTTCATGCTCGGCCTCGTCGGAAGAAAAAGAGAAGGCGATCGTTGAGATCGCGTCGTGCGTGAAGCCGTCCTGGTCCTCCTCGTTCGCCTGATCGACCGACAGGCGGGGGAAGTGAACCAGGCAGCGGTTGCCCGTCGCGGTGCCCCAGGAGGCGCCCGCTTGGAAGCTCTCGGCGTCGCGAGCCTTTTCGTAGACGTCGAACTCGGCCTCGGCCGCCGCCTCCGGGTTGAAGGTCACGCCGACGCCTCGCGCGCCGATGCGGCTCGAAATGTAGCCGCTCGACTCGCTCGGGCTCGGGCGCAGCGCAACCGCCGCCCCCAGGTCCACCGAGATCTCGCGCATTCCCGGGTTCTGGAGGTCGCCCAGGTAGGTCGTGCCGCCGACGAAGACCGGCGGAACGGCGGTGACCTGCTTCGTCACGCTCGGGAGCAGCTCGTCCGAAACGGACTCGCGGCAGCCGGTGAACGTGAAGTTGAAGCGGGCGTCCTCGCCGGTCGGGATGACGAGCGAGAAGGTGCCCCGGGCGCCCTTCATTAGCTTTGCCCGGCGGTTGTCCCAGAGGCACATGCTCAGGCT